TGGAGAGTTTGAAGATGGACTAGTACTTTCTCCACCACCAATGTTTCCCATGAGTTGTCCTACTGCGTTTCCACCACCACCAATTAATGCGCCTAGTAGTGCGCCAGGAAGACCTCCCACTACAGCACCACCGCCACCTCCAAGAGCAGCGCTAGCCAACATTGATTTAAAATCAAAACCACCTTTAGCTTTTGCAGCGCCATATCCACCGGCAGCAGAAAGAACTCCGCCTAATATAGGAACTGCTTTACCACCAGTCATGGCAACTTTACCGGCACCACCCGCTAGTCCACCCTTACCAAGTCCTCCAAAAGCCATACGCATCATGAGTAGGTTTGAAAGACTTCCAGCAGCGCCAGCCATAGTTGCACCAGCACCACCAGCCATAGGAAGGGTTTGTAGGACTCCCTTAAGAGCGGCTAAGCCATTTACAACTCCAGGAAGAGTTTCCGCAATTGCAGCAAAGCCATTGTTTACTGCAGCTGCTGCTCCTAGAGCTCCTTGGTAACCACCAACTAAACCTTGTTCTGTTCCCTGCAAAACTCTATTTTGTGAACTCTGAAAATTAAAGTTACTGGCCTGTACTCCGCCACCTACGCCCATAGTTCCGAGCATGCCTTTAGCACTGCTCATGTCTTTACCAGTCAATGGCTTATTGTTTTTAAATCTAGCCATAAGACCGCTGGCGTAAACGTTAAATAGGTTGGCGTCTCCACCAGCAATGTTCATAATTGTTTGGTACTCAATGCTGTTTGGACTAAACATTACCTCAGGATTTTTAGGAGTTTTTCCTCGATATATCTTTGAGTACAGCTCATTAATAATCTCGTTAGGCGGCCTAAGGTTTCCTTCTCTATCGCGAAGCCTAATTCCTAAACGCAGCATGTTCATACCATTTTGACCAGCGTATGCCCCAGCTGCCTGTTCATTGCTCATACCACTCATGGCGCTCATACCGCCAAGTTGACTCATGATTCTCTGTGTGCTTACTGATTGAGCACCGTAGCCACCTTGAGACAATATCTGTCCCATAGCCATAGTTGGTCCCATAGCACTGGTTGCGTTACCGCGACCAATCATAGAGTTGGCAGAGCCAATTACTCCTCTAGCCCCCATACCACCGGAGCTGTACATTGCAACGCCTTCAGCAGTAAGTCTTTGCGTAACTGCTGTCATGGTGTTAGGCATGATGCCCATAGCGCCTGCACCTACTGCAGCTATGCCCATACCAATGCCGCCGGCAACTCCCATGCCGCCCCTATTAGGCATTTGTCCAAGACTATTGCCCATAGTGCTTGTAGATCTGCCACCAGATTGAGTCTTAGCTACGCTATCTACATGTGCACGTATCTTGGCATAAGTTTTTTCAAGTTCTTTAGCAGTCTTGAGAACGTTTCCAAAACCTTTATTAGCGGTATCAGTTAACTTTTCGACACTCTTCTGACCGGTGAAAGCTTCGTCTCCACCGGTGCCTAAGTTTCCTCTTGCCTCTGCCACGCTATCTCACCGCCTTAGGTCTTGCTACTGCCTTGGATAAAAATATTAACCGTTCTCTTACCGTTAGATTTCTTAACTCTGTTAGTGACCAACCCGGGTAAAACTGAGCTAATAGGTCATAAGAGTCAATTACATCTTGATAACTACTTTCATTGACGAAACAACTCTGCCAGGGTTAGTGGCAGGTATACCTCCTGGCCGCATGTTCCGCAAGCCTTTTTAATTTCGCTTAGTTGTGGTCCAGGGTTTCGTTGTGCAATTTCGTCTAGAAGAAGTCTGCGGTCTGTTATGCCAAGAGTTCTAATACGGTTAGGGCTTAGAACTGGTTGATCACCAATCTCTGTTACGCACGCGGCTAACAGCATTGTGTCTAACTCTGCAGAGTTTTTGTCTGTAGCGTTAATAATTTGAGTTTGAACATCTCCTGTAGGTAGGTTAACTTTTGCAAGTCCAGCCTTTAGTTCTACAGTAAATCTGCGATCCCGAATAGGATCGTCTAACTTTTTTACTTCAACATCTTTGTTTAGATCAATTTTAAAAGTCTGTAGTTCTGGACATTTGTCGCAAACTGTGCTGACTTCTACTTCTGAACCAAAAGTTGCTTTTCTAATAGCTAGAAGCAAAGCTTCTCTATCTCCTGCAAGCAGGGAACCTAGAAGTTGCTTTGTAGCTGGTTGATCCCCAATAGATACTGTTGCTCGTTCTAGAATAGCCAAAAGAGCCTTACCTGGATCAGATAATTTAGCAATTGCTTCTTCATCTGCTCCGTTTAGTTCTCTAACTTCAGCTGTTGTAGAAACGGTGTTTTCAAACGGGTCTATAAGACCCGCAGCTAGCGTAACTGTTGTATCAGGAAGTGATGGGATTACCACTTCTGGTACTGACCCCATCACTTCCTGATTAACAATCTTATTAACATCTTCTAATAATTGATTCGCCAATTGTGGGTTTTCTGCTGCTTTAATAGTTGTAGACATGTTGTATTCCTTTTCTTAGATGTTACGCGAACTTAGCTGCGCTTCCAGCTGTAGTTAGTGCTGATGCATACTTTGCATCCCAGCCTTCGTGTACTAGTGTCATTTCTTCGACCATCAAGCTATTTCCACCAGCATCTAGGTTGCTGTATGAAAGGTTTGTGATCCAAGCGTTGTACACACGGAAACGAATAGCTACGTGTGGGTTCTGATTAGGCTTTGCGAGAGTCTTATCTTCTCCACTTAGTCCAGCAGCATTTGGATGGCTAAGAACAGAGATGTCTAGGTCGCAACGGAAATCCGCTCCGATTCCAGCCTTAGCTCCGCCACTTAGAACTGAGAACAAACGCTTCATCCAGTCTAGCTGACTACTTGGGTTTGATGTCGCATTTAGGATTACACCCTTGCTGAGTGTAATTGGGCTAAATGAGGTTTGACCAGGCAATTGGTGAACAGTGGTGTTGTATCCACCTTCACGGTATTGGATTGCTTCAGTAGAGACGGTTAGGCCTGATACTGAGGTAAATCCCATTGATGTACTAAATGCAAATTCAGGCGTTGCTGCATCTGCTGTTGGTAAGAACTCTACAAGAAACCGAAAATTACGAACTGGATCGGTAGCTAAAGTACTTAACACGTTAGTAAAAGCGGGTTTATCTGACATTATCTTTTATCCTTTCCTTGACTACGCGGAAGCGTTTCCAGTGATTTGCCCGATGCTAATCACGATGAACTCTGCAGGATATTCTACGGCCACACCAACTTCGATGTTTACTCGGCCAGCAAGGATATCTGTAGGGGTATTGTTTGAAGCATCGCATCTTACGTAAAATGCCTGCTCTGGAGTTTGTCCTCTTAGTCCACCTTGTGACCAGTAGTTACGGAGGAAGTTGCTTAGTGAAGTTCTAATCTGATTCCATAGAATTTCACTGTTGTTCTCAAACACAGCAAAGCTGCTGCGATCAGTCAACTCTTTCTTTAAATAAATCATTGAGCGACGTACGTTGATGTAACGCTCACCTGTTGAGTTATTTAGGGTACGGCCACCCATAATTACAATACCTCCACCAGGAACGTTACGAATAGCGTTTACTGGCTTAGATGCTGCGTTAAGGGAGTCTAGCTCTGCGTTTGTCAATGATCGTTCTAGAGCTACTGCGCTTCCAATCTTTGTACCAAAACCAGCTGGGGTCTTGAATACTCCACGTGAAGCGTCAGTCTCTAGGTACTTTCCTGCAGCAATTGCTGCTGGTCCTACTACTCGAGTTGCACCAGGTGCAGACTTTAGTAGATCTGGAATTACTACCCATGGGTAGTAGATAGCTGCGTTTCCGCCGTCTACCGCTCCGCAACCATCAACTGCGTAAGTAATAGCTTCTGCTGGTGTTGAACCTGCAGGAGGATCAATTAGAGCAAATACATCTCCACGAGAATCTGCGTAAGCAGTTACGTCGTTATCAAGAAGCACCTTTGCAGCGCGAGCTGAGTTTTCTCCACCTGATGCAAATGCGTATGAAGCATCTCCATTGATTAGTAGAAGTGGGTTAGTAATTGCATCAAAAGTAGACAGCGCAGTTTGATAGTTAGCACGTGTAGGCGCTGTTCCATCTGCTCCTGAACTAAACGTCTTTTGTCCTGCAACTTCTGGCATGTTGTCTGGAGCTGCTGTACCGCTACTTAGGTTGGTAAGAGTTACGTAATATGAAGCTGAATTTACGTACGCTACGCAGTAACGACTGTTTGTTGTGGACATGCTTAGATCAGTAAACTGTTCTAGGATGCCATTTGCATCAGAAATGATTAGATTAAAAGTAGTAGTAGAGGATGCTCTAACGTCTGCTTTTAATGCGTTACCCCAAGCACCAGCGCTTTTTGCTGTTACTCGAAGTGTGCTTAGTGGTGAACCTGCACGGTCACGTAGAGTTACTGAAGCTGCTGTAGCTCCAGAACCTGTAACACGCTTGATGTAAGCGCTGCGGCCACCATTGGCAAAGAATGAATAAACAGCCCAAGTAGCTGGGTAGCTATCTGAGAGGCTGCCAAATGTTTTTCCAAAGTCATACCAACTTTGGATTAGAACTGGTTCTGCTGTAGGACCTTGTGCAAATGCACCTAGGAACGCTCCACGAGCCTGTCCGTTGTTTGCTAATTCAACTTGCTGAGGCAAAGGGACTTCATTGATGAAGACTCCCGGTCTGCTGTAAGTTGTCATTTTTATTACTCCTTAGGTTTGAGTTATTGTCTCTGGGTTCCTGGTTATATTTGGATTGTAGAAAACGGAATGGACTGGTTGTTGAGCGATATTAGAGGTGGTGTTTGTACTGGGTACTTCTGAGCAAGAACTGTAGGCAAGATTTCAGCACTAACGCGTAAGTTAAACACGTTAGAGAATAGTCTTTTACCGTTTTGATCCGTCGTATCCTTTTTTGACATCCCAAGAAAATCAACACGACGAACAGTTTGATCTTCTGGAATAACTAGGTGTCCACCGCGTAGTGGAAGAACTTGACCGGTTAACATTGCGGCCAAGATTGCACGGTCATGCCTTGGCTGACGTGCGTAGGTGGTAACTTGATAATCAAGATTTACAGGGATTGGGTACTCTGTTTGATATTGTTTTGTTCCAGAACCATCTGGGTTAACTGTTCCTGGATCAGTACCTTCAAAATAATATGGCATGCTAATCATGCCTCGGTGTGCCCTTTCAAAATCTTCAGAGTATCCAATAAAGTCAATAGTGATATATGGGTAGACCTGATCTCTGATTTCCATATCAGGTTGGCCGTACCAAACGCCTACAGGGCGTTGAGCGTTTGCGCTATCAGAAACCTTTAATCCAGCAAGAGCCGCCTTTATAGCTTTATCTTCATTAATAATAATTGGCATTAGATAACCCCCATTCCTTTAAGGCTGCGGGAAATACCTGTTGCAAAAGCATCAGTCTCAATGTAGTTAGTTAAAAAACTTCTAAGCACCGCAGAAGGAGGGGTATCTTGATCCCCATATTCTAAAAAGCTTACTTTAGCGGAAAGCTGTGGGGGATAATAAATGGTGTACTCACCATTTTCTTGACGGATAGACATTTGAGTCCACACATCTTCAGGCCAGCCGTTTATACGGCAAAAAGTTCTAAGACGACTAGTTAGTACCGTGGAGTCAAACTCGGCACCTTCATAGAGAGATTGGGCTAATAGTCCTGTGATCACTTACGTCTCGCGATTGTCTTAGCAGTTAGACTTCCTGCAATCCAGCCAGCTACCATAGAGCCAGCATGAAACTTGTCTAAGCCAAGTACTCCGCGTACGAATTGTTCTCGGTCGGCTTCGCTTTCTTCGCGTGCCAAACGGTCAAGTAAGTAAATCATCAGAATCCTCCAAAAGAAGATGCGGGGTAAAGCTGCAGGGTCCGGATTACTCCGGCGTCAAGAACAAGAGTAAATGAAAAAGCCCCCTTTCGGGGGCTAATCATTTACTTCTTTTTAATCTTTTTAATGATCTTGGCGTCAATTTTCTTGTCTTCAGCCATAGTCTTTGGCTTCTTCTTTTTACCGTGTGCATCATCAGCTTTTTCAAATTTTGCCTTCTGAGCCGAGCTCATGCCCTTGGTCATCTTGGCGTCTTTCTTCTTATCCTTAGCCTCTGTGTACTTGCCTTTTTCAAATGCAGCCATTACATGCCCTTCTTTCGTACCATAGAAGACTTCTTGCCCTTTGCAGGCGCAGTCTTTTTAGCAAACTTTTTATTTGCTGCTTGCAGGGTTTTCATGCCGTGCTTATCCTTTGGCTTACCACAGCCACAGGTGGCGCACATTACTTCTTCTTCTTTCGTAGGGCGGCGAAGTCAGATCCTTCTAGCTTGCCGTCTTTGTCCATATCAAGCTTCTTTTGCTTTGGTGACATTTTCTTTGCAGCTTTCTTAGCGGTCTTCTTGCAGGCACCCTTACAGCCGGGCTTTGAACAACCGCATCCACATGATTTACACATTATTTCTTACCTTTCTTAGGGGCTGGAACTTTGTCTTTGCCTTTTCCTTCAGGTAC